AACCCCCATAGAGAACTTGAATATCGGTGTTATGACGTCCCAATGATCGTACCATCTCCGCATGGCCGCTGGATAATGGGAACTCCATTTTTTATCTGCCTCTTCTAGTCTTTTGAGGGCGGTCTTTTCATCAGGAGCCGTGTATATGCTGCGAAGATCCTTGGCAAAGAATTTCATGTCCTTATGCGCCACATATTTCAGGGTATTGCGTACCATGTGTACGATGCAGCGCTGATGCTCCGTTTCCGGAAAGGCCGCCTCTACCGCTTCCTTGAGCCCGCTGAGCCCGTCAGAGCAAAGGATAAGAACATCTTGAACCCCCCCGATTTTTTAGGCTGTTAAGAATGCCAAGCCAATATTTGCTGCTCTCATTTTCTCCAATTTCAATGGTTAAGACTTCTTTTCGCCCGGCATCGTTAATCCCTACAACGACGTAGGCCGCAAGTTTGCTTACGATGCTGTCCTGACGCACGGAAAAATGGATGGCATCCAATGAAAACGATCGGGTAAACGCTGACAAGGCAGCGGTTCTGCCATTCCTCAATGTGGGGCAGAATCTTATCGGTTACGTCGGATACAAATCCTTCCGATGCCTCAAAACCGTAGATGTCATTGATCGTTTCGGAAATCTGTCTCGTAGTCATTCCCTTGGCATACATGGATATGATTTTCTGATCAATCGCAGAGATATCCTTCTGCCGCTTTTTTACCACCTGTGGTTCAAAAGAAGACTGCCGGTCTTGGGGGACTTCAATCCGAACGCTCCCATAGCTGCTGTTTAATGTCTTGGATTTGTACCCATTGCGAGCGTTCTCATTGGCGGAGCGTTGGGATTTTCGTAGCCTAAATGGCTGTCCATTTCCACCTCCATCATTTCCTTGATGGTTCCACCCAGCAGGTCTTTTAGTGCGTCTTGGATGTCGGATGTGCTCTCAATGTCATACTCTTGAAAGAGCTGCTGAATGATCGCTCTTTTCCCATCGGTCATTTTGACTTTGTGAACTTCTTTTTGTTGTTTTGCCATAAACAAAGACCTCCCATGATTTGATTTTACCATAGAAGTCCTTATTCCTTCGAGTCAGAAGTTTTTACAGAATTTCTTTCACACACTCTTTTCTCGCATGATAAGGACACATAGTGCCTGCTACACTTCTATGCATCTGATATAGTTTATAGCCCGACCATCATCTCAAAATGCTGTTCTTGTCCCATGTGTTGGAAGATCATTCTAAAGGTATCGCGGCACTTATCGGTATCAGAGCAATCGTCCACATAGTGCATATCGTCGTTGATGGCATATGCTGTGCTTGAAATGTAGGATAACATGGAAGAAGCCATATCGAACTTTGTGTAATCATTATCACATATAAACTCCTCCTTGTGATCCTCGAGTATGCGTTTCCTCAGTGACTCTCCTTCGTATCCGCAAAGTTGTAGGAAGTAATACTCTAAAATTTGGCGGATAATATTCATCAAAGGGATGGGGGAGGAGACTTCTTTGTATTCCTCCCATAGTGCTGCATAGGAATTTTTGACAGGGTTTACGTTCATCTGCTCTGAAGGGCAGTTGGGATTTGGGCATTCGCACAGACGGATGGATGATTTTCCATCACGTTTCTGAATGAGATAGAAGGACACAAAACGGTATCGCTTCACATGAGGGTAGGAAACTTCCCTATGGAAATACGCGTTGTGTGTGAGTATAAATATCTGCTTGATGAAGTTCCCTGCAACGAGGGGAGTGTATAATAAACTGTGTAAGTAGGAAGACAGCTTAGGAACACTCCCGGTGAGGGGAAGTCAAAAACTAAGGAGGAACCCTTATGTCAAAGAGGCTCCCACGGCGCGGTGCAACGCTCGCTAAGGCAATTATCGAAGAGTATCAGCCCAAGAGTGTAGAAGACATGCAAAACGCCCTCAAAGAAATCTTCGGTCCCATGTTTGAAGCCATGCTCAACGGCGAGATGGAAAACCATCTCGGTTACATGAGCAACGAGCGCAGCGAAAAGGATACAGCAAATCGCCGCAACGGATATACCCCCAAAGTCCTCAAAACCTCGGCAGGCGAGGTTCCCATCAGCGTCCCAAGAGACCGTGACGGCTCTTTTACACCGCAAATCGTTCCCAAAAGACAGACGGACGTTTCGTCCATTGAAGAAAAGTCCTCGCGATGTATGCCAGAGGAATGAGTCAGCGAGACATCTCCTCCACCATCGATGACATCTATGGCTTTATGCTCAGTGCTGAGCAAATCTCGCATATTACAGACAGTGTGCTTGACGAGCTGCATGAATGGCAAAATCGACCGCTCAAGGCATTTTATCCGTTTGTCTTCGTTGACTGTATCTATGTTTCAATGCGCGGTGACAAAGGCGTATCTGATCAAGCGGTATATGTGATCCTCGGATATGACCTAAAAGGCAAGAAAGACGTTCTAGGGCTATGGATGGGCGATACGGAAAGCAAACATCACTGGATGCAGGTATTTGACGAGATCAAAGCACGCGGCGTACAGGACATCGGCTTCATATCAATGGACGGAGTGAGCGGCCTGGAAGACGGCGCAAAGTCGATCTTAAGAACGTGGTGGTACAGCGGTGCATTGTCACCTGATACGCAATTCTCTTAAATACGTTCCGAGCAAGGATTACAAGGCATTTACGGCACAACTTAAAAAGATCTATGGGGCAGTTAGCCTTCGGGCTGCACAGAGCGAATTTGAGAAATTCTGTGAGACTTGGAGCAAGTATCCGGGCGCAATTCGCGTATGGAAGGACAACTTCCGGCATGTTGAACAACTTTACCAATATGGCAGTGATGTCCGTCGTGTCATGTACACAACAAATGCGATAGAGAGTGTCAATGCAAGTTTTCGCAAAGTAACGAAGCAGGGGGCATTTCAAAGCGAGACGGCTGTGTTCAAGGTGCTTTACTTACGGATCAAGGAGCTGTACAAGAAATGGAAGGGACACTCCATTCAGAACTGGGCGATTGTGATGAATCAACTCTGTATTGATGAGCGGGTCGGACAGATGATCCGAAAATATTCCGCTCTATAAGAAACTTACACACTTTACTTGACAAACCCGCAACGAGGGCGTTCCGATTGTCCGCATTGTTCCTACAGATTTCGATCATCTTTCTGACCAGTGCGCCTACGACAAACAGAGCCTTACTGTCCATACTGGAAACGGGATCGTCGATTACAACGATTTTATCCTTGAACTCTCCGTCTGCATTTGAGCTTCCAAACACGAGCTGCTGGAAATAGAGGAAGGCGATGAAGTTCTTCTCTCCTTCGCTGAGGTTCTCTGCAATTTCTCCTGTATCGGTGCGGATGACCTCATAGTTGATAGCGGCCTTGTTCGCTTCTTTATGTGGGCGCACTGCAAATCCTTGGAAACCGGTATCGCGCAACATCGTATTGATGGCGTTCATGGCAGTTTCGGTTTCCACGGTCTTGCTGCTCAGTGTACGATATTCTGTTCGAAGTCTTTGTAGAACAGCGCTCTGTTCATCGATGATTTTTTGTTGTTTTGTCAACTCCTGCTCAAAAGCCTTCTCGCTCCTTGTATACCCGTCGATGACGTCTTTGAGAGTAAAAGCAATATGCTCAAACACAGCTTTTGTGCAGTCCGCTTTCTTCTTCGGCCCGGCTGCAACAAGCTCGTTATTTGCGTCGATGAGCTTGTTATAGCCTTGAATCATCGTTGATAATTCAAGGAGCAGAGGCGCAGTTTCTTCCAATGTAACGACCAAAGCGGGGGATTCTACTTTCTCTTTGATTTTATCGACGTTTGATTGAATGGCGGCTTTTATAACGGTGAACTTCTCATTATAGGGCGCTACATCAACCGAAGGATATATTTCTGCCGGCAGCTTACTTAATGAAATGAAGAGTTGATTGGCAGATGCCCTGTATGTCGAGAGAAATTCATTGAGTTTTGAGAGGCTTTCGTTGTATTGGTCATCAAAGCTTGCGGACAGCATCTCTTCAAAATTGCAAGGAAGCTCCTGCATACAATAGGGGCAGTACCCCTCGGCTGCTGCATGATACGCATCATGTCCCTGACGCACCCATTGGATTGAACCGACCTTTTTTAGAAAGTCTGCAAATGGTGTATTTGAGGTATTTACGATTGCTTGACCCAGAATTTCCTGTCCTGCCAGAGAATCCAGAACGGCAGGATTGTCAAGTTCACTGAAGGGGGGATAGGTTTTTGCGGATGTCGAATACACGGACTCGTACATTCGCTTCATTTCATCTATGTTATGTTCGATAGGAGAATGTGCTGTTACAGCCTCGGTGAATAGCTTTGCTCTTTTCTTTCCATCCTGGGTCTTTTCAAAAACAGTTCGTAGTTCGCCTGACTTTTTCCAACACTCCTTATACATTTTGTCGAGGAGATTGTCCTTCTCTTTTGTTTTCTCATCTTTTTTTGCTGCCGCCTCGGCAAAGAGTTTATTTGCAACAGTTTGCTCTTCTGTATTTTTGTCGAGCTGCTTTTGTATGTCCACATTTATTTCGTTGATCGTGAAAACGCCCGGAAGATTATGGTAGCGATTCATGTTACCATCAATGAAATTTTGATCAAATACATGGATGATGTAATCCGAGAACGATTTTCCCGGGGCATAGGAGACGCCGATACCTTTTCCGATTGCACCGGCGAGGGTGGATTTTCCTGTTCCGTTGTTGCCGAAGAAATAATTGATATAGGTAGGAAAAACCTCAGTCGTGGTTCCTTTGTAGCTGGCGTCGTCCAGTACGATTTTTGTGATCTCGCATGGAAGTTTTGTTGACATAACGCTTCCTCCTTTATCACTACGGTCGCGGCATATTTGAAAGGTTGATGACATCGAAAGCCTTAAAAAGATTCACTTTATGAACCGACCATGCACTGCGGTTTAAATCTGTAAGAGCACATCCCATGTTGAGGTCAAAGTAAATAGAGGCGGGATTTTCACATAACTTTTGTTGGGAAAACACAGCTAGGGGACAAAATGAAATTTTGATATTTCTGCCTTCTTTTTTTATTCGTTTGATATAACCGTATATTGCCCGTTGTTTGGCATCTGTCACGCCGTGATATTCTGTATTTTCGTTACATATCAGAGCTGGAAATGTTTTCAACTCCTCAATGCCAGCTTCAGATAAGGCGGCGCATCGGTCGTATATTTCCGAAGGAGCATGGCTTGGGGTCAAAGCTTGGTCAACGGGAATGATGAGCTCGTTGCTCGTGAAAATATCTTCTGTCGTTGTGACAATCAGCTGATAGTATTCTTTGCTGAAGTTCTGTATGGCGATAAGCTGCTCTGTATTCTGCTCCGAAACTTGCAACGGAGATGGGGATATAAGATTAATCACACCGTCGGCATGATTGAATATATTGATGTTTTTATCACCAGTCTGGTTCAGATTGTAAGCAGCCGGCTGCACGGGAGAAATGCGTGACAGTTCGTTCATAGACAACCTCACAGATTGAAAGTCATTGTACCGTTATTTGTCAGATTGACATTGTTGGTTCCGTTCTGAACCACATTTGTCTGATGATGGATAACGGTTATTTTATTGTCCGATTCATCCAAAACAGCTGTTCGTCCATCATCCGCTTCTTCATGAGGCTCCTCAGAGGATTTTCTCTGGGGTGCTTTTCTTGTTTTTGAGGCTTCTTTTCGGAGAATACTGGCGAACACAACAGAAAGTTCCTCCCCTATATTGAAGGGGGTGGCATCAGATAAAACATCGGAGAAGTTCTTGCATAAGGAGTCTCTCAATGCATCTGAGGGAAGTTCGTCTATATAGCTGATAAAATTTTCTGGTTCGATGTAAGGTGCCAGTTCCTTTGCAAGTTTGCTGACAGTTCTCTTGCCGTTGAAATAGGACTTATAAGTGTCGTTTGTGTGCTTATCAAGGATTTCAGCAGCGGCTTCTGTAGTTATAGAAGAAAGCATGGATTTTGCAAAAGTATAAGTGCTGCTCCCTTCCCCAAGGATAGGATAAAGACGGCTTACAAACTCTGTAAATGTCATATTGAGCCTTTCTGCCGAAGCGTCCCAAAGTGTACCGAGGAGTACCACAGCGTCCCCGAGTGTACCGCCCCTGTGTCTTATACTGAAGTCAATTCAAAAGAAAGTGTTGATGACTGTGAGAGGAGATGATGTCTAAATTATAACACGAGCAAGAGTTTATTTTCTTGTTTTTTATGAGAAAAGATAAAGATTTTATTTCAAATGAACTGAATCGGATGATTCAGCTCACAATCTCAAAGCCTTGAGATGGCCATTAAAGGCGGCGGGAACATACGAAGACCATGCTGCGCATACGCAGCGCATATGGCACTTCGATGTCCCACCGTTTACCGCTATGTCCATTTTTAGGTAATTGCGGCCGGTGTACGTCAAGTGCATCGGCCTTCGTTGTATCCCGCTGACCTCGTTCAGACAGAAAGGATACAACGATGAAAGAATTTATTTTGATGGAAGTCACTGCTGAGACAATTCGTGATTATGGTATTTCCTGCAATGAAGTTGAGTGGTGTCGAATAGGAAATCGTAGGGTACAGGTTGTGAAAGTCTTAGCTACATACGAGGTCTCCACGTTTTATAAACGTTCAGTATTACGTGAGCAACAGCAAGAATGTCGAGCAAAGTATTCGTGCATATACAAGAATCGCAAAAATGAGTGCGACCACGACTGCGAGAGTTGTACACATCCTGTGTACCGAGAATCGTGGATTGGAGTTGTGAAAGAAGAAATATTCATTTCAGAGCTGCTGGAAACTACTTGCATAAAGAGGCTGCTGATTGAAGCACTCATCACCGAAGTCAACAAACTTGCTCCGATGGATCAGCTCCTCCTTAAATTGATTGGTGAAGCTGTATCGGAGCGTGAGATTGCAAGAATTATGGGTGGGAGATCAAAGACGGCTATCCACAAGAGGAAAGAAAAACTTTTCGTGATGCTCCGAAAAAAACTTGAAAATACGGTGACCATTAAGCCGCATTCTGTCTGCACTCTAGTGAAAGGGGGAAAGAGAACTGTGAGGTAAAACTCACCGTTGGTCTTCCGGCGATCAGACAGATTGCCAAACTGCCGAAAGAAACTCTGTTTATGAAAGGAACCGATGAAAATGGTTGATTTGAAAAACCTGTCCAAAGTGCTACGTGATGCAGCAGATGCACTCGAAGCTGCTGTGCCGCAGCTCAAAGAAACTGTAGATAGTGTAAGTCTTGAAGATGTTCGTGCCGTTCTCGTGCGTAAGAGTACGGAGGGAAAACGCGAGGCGGTCAAGGATCTTATCACAAAGTATGGAGCGGAGCGTCTGAGTGACATTTCACCCGATGCCTTCGTTGCCCTCCTCCAGGAAGCGGAGGGGATTTGATGGGGGCGCACGCACTGCTCTCACCGTCGGCGGCGCATCGGTGGGTACGCTGCCCGCCGTCCGCTTGTCTTGAGCGCGAGTTTCCGTCTTCGCCGAGCGAAGCCGCCGCTGAAGGAACAGCGGCGCATGCGCTCTGTGAGCACAAGCTCCGCAAGTTTCTAAAACTGCGCAGCAAACGACCGCACTCGGATTTCGAGGACGATGAGATGGAGCGCTGTTCCGATGCGTATGTTTCGTTCGTGCAGGAGCAGATGGGAGAAATCCCGTCCCCGATGGTGCTGGTTGAGCAGCGGATCGATCTCACACGCTACGTTCCGGAAGCATTTGGGACGGCGGACTGCATCCTTGTCGGCGGGGATATGCTCCATGTCATTGACTTCAAGTATGGCATGGGCGTACTCGTAGAGGCGGAACACAATCCCCAGATGATGCTCTACGCACTCGGCGCATTGGAACTTCTCGACGGAATTTATGATATCCAGAAAATCTCCGTGAGTATCTTCCAACCTCGAAGGGAAAATGTATGCACATGGTCGCTCCCCAAAGAAGAGCTTCTGCGTTGGGCGAGGGACGATCTTGTGGAGAAAGCGCGCCTCGCCTATGCGGGCGAGGGAGAATACTGCGCAGGCAAATGGTGTACGTTTTGCCGTGCAGCTGTTCGGTGCAGGGCGCGTGCGGAGGAGAAACTGCGGCTTGCCAAAGAGGAGTTCAAGTATCCACCGCTCATTACGGACGAGGAGATTGAGGACGTTCTCGGAGAAATCCCGGAACTCATCAAGTGGGCAAATGCCATTCTCGCCTATGCGACGGATGCGGCGCTCAACCACGGCAAGGAGTGGACGGGCTTCAAGATTGTGGAGGGGCGTTCCGTCCGCAGGTACAAGGATGAAGATGCCGTTGCCAGGGAGGCAGAATCGGCAGGGTATACGGACATCTTCGATAGGAAACTCATTTCACTGACCCAGATGGAAAAATTAATGGGAAAGAAAGCATTTACAGATATTCTTGGCGGTCTTATCGAAAAGCCGCCCGGAAAGCCGACACTCGTCCCGATATCGGACAAGCGTTCGGCGATTCACACAGGTAATGTCCAGTCCGAATTCAAAACTATTATGGAGGAAAACTAAAATGGCAATGAAAAACAACAACACGAAGGTTATCACGGGCAAGGTTCGTCTCTCCTATGCACATGTGTGGGAGCCGGTATCCATCAACGGCGGCGAGGAGAAATACTCCGTCAGCCTTATCATTCCGAAATCGGATACCAAGACGGTCAAGGATATTCAAGCGGCGGTGGATGCTGCCATCGAAGCGGGAATCGGCAAGTTCGGCGGGAAGAAACCGAACAAGGGCGCAATCAAGCTGCCGCTACGTGACGGCGATGTTGAGCGTCCCAATGACGAAAACTACAAGGATGCATACTTCATCAATGCAAATGCGCGGACGGCTCCGCAGATTGTGAACCGCAAGGTTCAGCCAATTTTGGATCGCGATGAGGTGTACTCCGGGTGCTATGCGCGCGTGAGCATTACGCTCTATGCATTCAACTCCAACGGGAACAAGGGCATCGCCTGCGGACTCGGGAACATCCAGAAACTCGAGGATGGCGAACCCCTCGGCGGGCGTTCATCGGCAGCATTGGATTTTGAGAGTCTTGACGGTGAGGATGAGGATTTCCTCAGCTGACCAATCGGATTTTGCAGGAATGGGCGGCGGCGCAAGCCGCTGCCTGTTTTTATGGGAGAAGAGATATGAAGTCCATCAGTATCGATGTTGAGACATTTTCAAGCGTACCGCTTGCCAAGGCGGGCGTATATAAGTATGCGGAATCGGAGGATTTTGAAATCTTGCTGTTCGGATATTCTGTGGATGGAGGAGAAGTGCAGGTTGTGGATCTGGCGAATGGGGAAGAGATCCCGAAAGAGATTCTTGCGGCACTAACGGATGAGACTGTCACAAAATGGGCGTTCAACGCCATGTTTGAGCGCGTATGCCTTTCACGGCATCTAGGCATTCACCTAAAACCGAACGCATGGCGTTGCTCCATGATTTGGGCGGCAACGCTTGGACTGCCGTTATCTCTAAAAGATGTAGGGGCTGTGCTGTGGCTTGATCGGCAGAAGTTGGAGGAGGGGAAAGACCTTATACGGTATTTCTGTGTCCCGTGCAAGGCGACCAGGAGCAACGGCGGCAGGACACGTAATCTTCCTGCAGATGCTCCCGAAAAATGGAAACTATTCACGGAATACAACAAGCGGGATGTGGAAACGGAGATGGCAATTCAGGCGCGGCTGAAGAAATTTCCTGTGCCGGAGAGTGAGTGGGAGAACTACGTCATCGACCAAGAAATCAATGACCGTGGGATTTTGGTAGACACCACATTTGTCACACAGGCGATCTGCTGCGATGAGCGGAGCAAGGCGGTCTGCCTTGAACGGGCGCAGAATCTCACGGATCTTGAGAACCCGAACTCTCCGCTTCAGCTTATGGACTGGCTGCACGGGAAAGGACTCTCGGTGGAATCTCTTGCAAAGAGTGAAGTGACCAAAATGCTTAAAACAGCAACGGGAGATGTGCGGGAGGTATTGGAACTGCGGCAGCAACTATCCAAGACAAGCGTCAAGAAGTATATGGCAATGGAAGCGGTCACGGGAGCGGATCACCGTGCGCGTGGATTGTTCCAGTTTTACGGTGCAAACAGAACGGGGCGCTTCGCGGGGCGACTCATTCAATTACAGAATCTGCCCCAAAACCATCTCGCGCAGCTGAAGGAGGTTCGCACACTTGTCAAAGACGGTGATTTCGAGCTTCTGGATATGCTCTATGACAGTACCTCGGATGTTCTCTCGCAGCTTATCCGCACCTCATTTGTGCCACACCCCGCCTGCCGCTTCGTTGTCGCTGACTATGCTGCCATCGAAGCAAGAGTCCTCGCATGGCTTGCAGGGGAGCAGTGGGTGCTCGACGTGTTCCGAGAGCATGGGGACATATACTGTGAAACGGCATCGCGTATGTTTCATTGCAAAGTTGAAAAGCATGGCGAGAATGCAGATCTGCGCCAGAAAGGGAAACAGGCAGTTTTGAGTTGTGGATACGGCGGCTCCGTCGGCGCTCTTGTTGCGATGGGCGCGGTCGAGTCCGGAATGAAGGAAGAGGAGCTTCAGCCTCTTGTGGATCTCTGGCGTGCGTCAAATCCACATATCGTGCAATTCTGGTGGGATGTGGATCGTGCCGTCAAGACCTGTGTGAAACGACGCGTTGAAGTAGAAACACATGGCATTCGTTGTGTGTATAAGAGCGGCGTTTTGTTTATACGATTGCCGAGTGGCAGAGAACTTGCGTATGCGAAGCCGCGCATCGGAGAGAATCGATTCGGAGGGGAATCCGTCACCTATGAAGGTCTTGGTATGACAAAGAAGTGGGAGAGGATTGAAACCTTCGGCGGGAAACTTGTTGAAAATATCACACAGGGAACAGCTCGTGATCTGCTCGTCTTCGCAATGAAACAGCTTCGAAACAGGGGCTTTGACATTGTGATGCACGTTCATGACGAAATCGTACTCGAAGTCCCATACGGAGTTTCGTCGGTGGAGGAGATATGCTCCATCATGGCTGAGAATCCACCGTGGGCGAAGGGGTTGCCGCTTAAGGCGGATGGGTATGAGTGCGAATTTTATCGGAAGGACTAAATAAATCAGGCAGACTGCGAATGTTGCAGTCTGCCTGATTCATGCTAGAGCTTACGAATGCCAAACCATCGTGCATTTTGATCCCAAAAGAGCTGCAGCCGTAAATCGACTGCAAATTTTCGTTGATACTGGAACTGCGCTCCTGGCGGCATGTACTCATGTTGACTTGTGAGCAAGAATCTGCCAGTGCCGTCCTCGTTGATGGCTGTCCGTATCTGATGCCAGTCTCCCGAGGTATATCCCATCTGTGCGAGACTGTCAATGGAGACAAAGCAAACCCAGTTACCGTCTCTTTTTCCAACGATCCAGTATCCACAGTTTTTGGCATGAGCCCCTCGGTCTGCGATGATTTCAAAAAACTTCATACTGGGATTCGTTGTGTAAACTTCGCGCACGGCGTATCCGATACCCGCATTTGTACCGTCGTAGCCGGTAAAGGACATATAGTCATGTCGCCCGTCACGACTCATTAGTTTGAGAACCCCACTATTCAGTGTCACAAACTTTAAGGATTCGTTGTCATAAGAGGCGTTGACTTCCTTGGTGTTCATGTAAAGGAAGGTGGCTTTTCCGGGCGTGAGGAAGGGAGTTTCCTGAGCATATACAGTACCCCAAAGGGAAAAGACGAATAGTGCCAATATGGACAGAATACGGAACAAATATTTCATAGTAGTATCCCTCCTGCATCTTTTTGGACAAAGAGCTTATTTTTCCTGTGCATATATTCTTTTTTAGAGATATTTGGTCTCTATCCCGTCAATTGGCATCGCTTGATATGTAAGGCAGTGTTTAGCTCACGCAAACAAATAGAGCCTAAAATCTCCAAAAATCTCATATCAGAATGCCGTTGCAGTGGTCAATCTCATGTTGAATGATCTGAGCCGTAAAGCCCGAGAACTTGTTTTTCTGTTTGCGAAACTTTATGTCGCGGTATGTGACTTCAATCCACGTATGACGCATGGTTTTCCGCTGTCCGGGGAGGGACAGGCATCCTTCCTCCGTTTCATATTGTTCCGTGGACGATTTTACAATCTCCGCATTCAGCATAACAAGATGAGATTTTCCAATACATACAGCGATGATGCGCTTCTTCTCTCCGATCATGTTGGCAGCAAGTCCGACGCAATGTCCGACGTGGGATTTGAGTGTGTCGAGCAGATCGTTTGCAATGGAGAGATCGGATTTCACAGCTTCCTCCGATGGCTGTCCCAGAAACATGGCATCTTTGACAATAGGTCGTACCATCTGTCTCCTCCTTTATTCGTTTTAATATTCGCGTGCACAAACAAGTTTTCCTGCAAAGAGGTTATGAAGGATTTTGAACCATGAATATTTGTCAAAATAAATTTGATTGAAAAATTTTTAAGAAATGGTGACCACATCCCCTTTTTCTGTCTGCACTCTTATGAAAAGGGGATGTGATTTCCCCGTGATTAAAAAGGAGAAATTTATGCAACACTTCAATGAATCACACTATCCGGATCCGACGGCGGGAGCAGCGATGAGGACTCTCGAGAGGGAGATGAATGCATCTTTCCCAATCATTTACATCTGTTCGGCGTATCGCAATAATCCACGTGTCAATATCATGCGTGCACGGGAGTATTGCCGCTTCGCCGTGCGGCGTGGGTGTATTCCTCTGGCACCTCATCTGCTGTTCCCACAGTTCATGTCCGAGGAGCAGGATCGCGAACTTGCCATCCATATGAACTTTGTCCTCCTGCGTCAGTGCAAGGAACTCTGGGCGTTTGGCATGGAAATTACCGAGGGGATGCAGATGGAGATTGCAAAGGCAAGATCACTCTGCATTCCGGTGCGCTATTACAACACCAAGTGCGAGGAGGTCGTATGGGGATGACCATCGACGAACTCAAAACACAGAAAATCTGGATCTGTTGGAACTATGCCATGCAGAATGGCAATCGAACGAAGAAGCCCTGTGCCGCAGACGGCGGTATCACGGGATCGAATCATGCATTTCGGGCAAGTTGGGTGACGTTCGAGGAAGCCCGGCGTGCGGCAGAGGCATCGTCCTACGGTGGAGTCGGCTTCATTATCCCCAAGGGAATGTACTTCTTGGACATTGACCACAGGGACGAAGCGGATGCGATGGTGCAGCTGCAGATCCGCAGACATGACACCTACGCCGAGAAATCCGTCAGCGGAAACGGCATACACATCTACGGTTGCTGTGATTATGACCGCATTCCGAAAACAAAGGACAAGGACGGCAAGGAAAAACTCGATCCGAAATTCTACGTCAAGAATCCGCACAATGGAATGGAGCTTTACGTCGGCGGACTGACCAACCGATTTGCCGTCTTCACGGGAGATGTGTTGCACGACGTACCGTTTGCCGACGGGACGGAAGCCGTGCTGACCACACTGCGGAAAGATATGCTTCGCAAGCAGCCCGTGAACTACCGTCCGAAGGAGGACGGTGACCGCGCCGTATTCGACATCGTTTGTTCTTTGCGAAAAGCGAAGAACGGTGGGAAGTTTGCACGGCTCTTCGACCGTGGTGACATCTCAGAGTACGGCAGTGCCTCGGAAGCAGATGCCGCCCTCTGTGCCCTGATTGCCTTTCGGACGGGAAACGATGCAGCCCTGATTGATGCCGTCTTTCGTAAGTCCGCACTCTACCGCCGGAAGTGGGAGCGCGAGGACTACAAGGCAGCAACGATCCGCGTCGGCGTGGAAGCCTGTCACGGCGTGTTCCATGCATCGGTAATGGATCACCCGGATTTCATTCACTTCAACGCAAAGGGAAATCCTGTCATCAGCTGTCCGGCACTTGCAGATTACATTCGGCAGAACCTGCACTACATCTTTGTCCGCGACAGTGCGCGGCACGGTGTCCTGCGGTATGTTTACGAGGGCGGAGTGTACCGTCTCTATGCGGACGATATGCTGAAAGGTCTCATCAAGAACTGCATTGCATCCTACGATTCGGAGATGATCGAGATGCGGAAGGTAGACGAGACATTCCGCATCCTCACAACGGATCTGAACTACATCAAGGATTCCGACCTCAATGCCGACGAGGACATCATCAATTTTCAGAACGGGATTCTCCATCTCTCCACGATGGAACTGACCGAGCATGCTTCCGACCTGTTATCCACCATACAGATTCCGTGCGCGTGGTCACAGGAGGATCTTGCGACACCGGTATTCGACCGTTTCATGCAAACCCTCACGGACGGGGATTCGGAGATTCAGCAGCTTTTGCTCGAGTTTATCGGAGCGTGTCTTTCCAACGTCAAAGGATGGCGCATGAAGAAGGCTCTCTTTATGTACGGAGCGGGGGATACGGGAAAATCCCGTCTCAAATGTCTGGTGGAGCAGCTGCTTGGCAGGGGGAACTATGTCGGCATTGATCTTCGTGAGATTGAGGCACGGTTCGGCACGGGGTTGATCTACGGAATGCGCCTTGCGGGCAGCTCGGATATGAGCTTCATCACCGTGGATGAACTCAAGACCTTCAAGAAATGCACGGGCGGGGACAGCATCTTCGCGGAATTCAAGGGACAGAACGGATTTGAGTTCACCTTCAACGGGCTGTTCTGGTTCTGCATGAATCAGTTGCCGAGGTTTGGGGGCGATGACGGGCAGTGGGTGCATGACCGTATCATGCAGGTACATTGCAAAAATGCCATTCCCATCGACAAGCAGGACAGATTTCTCGGAGAAAAGCTATATGCCGAGCGTGACGGGATTGTCCGTAAGGCAGTCCACGCCCTGCGTGCGGTCATCCAAAACGGCTACCGATTCACGGAACCGCAGTCCGTTTTGGCGGCAAGAGAGGAATACATGGTCGAGAACAACTCCGTGCTTGCCTTCCATGCAGAGTGCATGATGAAACGCCCCGAGGGCGTAAAATGCAGCGAGGTCACGACGGGGCAGGTCTACCGTATCTACCAGACATGGTGCAGACTCAACAACAACGGCTATGCGAAGACGGCGCGGGAGTTCAGAACCACTCTGGCTCGGTATTATCACACAGATTTCAGCTCAATGACCATACGTCGAAGTTATGGAAATGTCTATCGGGATCTCCTGCTGACCCCGGAAGCACTTCAGGAATATACAGGCTTCTGGAGTTCACCCGAAGATGATTTTTTGAAAGGCTAAGATGCAGGTTGTGGCAGTGCGGTGAGTAAAAACCCACAAGGGTATCACCGTACTCCGCCCCTGTGGTTTTTGGGGATACAGACCTTTGGTGACAGAAGTGATACTTCTTATACCCTTTATATATAGGGATAGAGAAAAGAGTGAAGAGTATAGGATATATAAATATATATTATATATATAGTATAGGCGGTGACACACACCACTATCACAAGAAATCTGGAAAGCGAGGAATCTCAATGCGTGAATCAGATTTGGAAAAATTCACTAGGTTATACATAAAATTACACGGCGGACTTGCACTGAAGTTCATATCTCCGGGATGTGCAGGTGTGCCGGATCGCCTTGTACTTATGCCGGGCGGCAAGATGTGCTTTATGGAACTTAAGGCTCCGGGCAGGAAGCCGCGCCCCTTGCAGGTGCGGCGTATCGAGCAGCTGCGTGCGCTCGGATTCAAGGTCTATGTGGTCGATGGGAAAGAAGAGATCGGAGGAATTATCAATGCGTTATGAACCGCATTTTTATCAGACATACGCCAAGGAGTTTATCCTTCATCACAAGGAAGCCGCGATTTTCTTGGATTGTGGGCTTGGGAAGACAGTCATCACTCTTACGGCAATCGAGGAACTCCTGCACGACTTCTTCGAGATCGGAAAGGTACTTGTTATCGCTCCTCTGCGCGTGGCGCGTGACACATGGCCGTCGGAGATCGCAAAGTGGGAGCATACGAGAAATATCTGCGTCTCTGTGGTTATGGGAACACCGAGGGAACGGACGGCCGCACTCATGCAACATGCGGATGTGTATATTATCAACCGAGAAAATGTAAAGTGGCTCATCGAAGAAAGCGGCGCATCAATGAATTTTGATATGATCGTCATTGATGAACTCTCATCGTTCAAATCTCATCAGGCGAAAAGGTTCCGTGCACTCTTGAAGCTGCGTCCCACGGTCAAGCGGATCGTAGGGCTTACGGGAACACCGTCGGCAAATGGGCTTATGGATCTCTGGGCTGAGTTTCGTCTTCTGGATATGGGCAAGCGGCTCGGCAGATTCATCTCCCATTACCGCAATGACTTTTTCCTTCCCGACAAACGGAATCAACAGATGGTGTTCAGCTATAAGCCACGCGAGGGTGCGGAGGATGAAATCTACCGTCGGATTGAGGATATCACGATTTCCATGCGTTCAAAGGATTATCTCAAAATGCCGCAGATCATTTCAAATAGCGTGTGTGTCGCTATGGAGGAGCATGAGCGGGATCTCTATGATCGGATGAAGCAGGACATGGTGGTTGCCCTTGGTGGTACGGAGATTGATGCCGTTAGTGCGGCGGCACTTTCCGGAAAACTCCTCCAGATGGCAAACGGAGCGGTTTATACGGAGAACGGGAAGTCCGTGCATTTGCATGACCGCAAACTGGATGCATTGGAAGACCTCGTTGAGAGTGCGAATGGAAAGCCCGTACTCGTTGCGTATTGGTATCGGCATGACCTTGAGCGTATCAAGGAGCGGCTGCCCGTTCAAGAGATTCGCTCGAGCGCAGATATTGAGAATTGGAACGCAGAAAAAATCTCTGTCGCCGTGATTCACCCAGCATCGGCGGGACACGGACTGAATCTTCAATTCGGCGGCTCGACGCTCATCTGGTTTGGGCTTACATGGAGTCTGGAACTCTATCAGCAGACCAATGCACGGATCTATCGGCAGGGACAAAAAGGAACTGTGGTCATCCACCACATCATAACGGTGGGAACAATTGATGAGAATGTCATGCAGGCTCTCGGGCGAAAGAACAAAACGCAGACGGCACTCATTGATGCCGTCAAAGCAAATCTGGAGGTGGCTTCCCATGATGAACTGTGAGGTTCTTGCCAATGCAATCATCGAACAGACGGCGAAAGACTATCGGTGGGCGCGGACGGCTCTCGGCAAAGACCCGGAGAATGTTGCAGCGGCAGCGATGCGCTCTGAGACGGAGCGGTTTTTTCGCTCCGCATGGTTTGGTCAGTTGACGAGTATAAACGGAGAGTGGCTTCTTCAACAGTTAGAGAGGGAATTTGCATGACCGCAAAGGAATATCTCAGTCAGGCATATCGTATTGATCAACGGGTCAACAGCAAGCTCCGCCAAGTGAACTCCCTGCGTGATCTTGCTACCAGAGCCACGTCCACAATGGGAACGGAGCCTGTCAGTGGCACGAGAAATGTTCATCGCTTGGCGGATACCATCGACAAGATTGTCGACTTGGAGAATGAGATCAACGATGACATCGACCATTTGGTAGATTTGAAACGTGAGGTTATGGCGACCATTAGCAAGGTGCAGGACACCAATGCGCTCATGCTGTTGGAGCTTCGGTATCTCAGCTTTATGTCGTGGGACGAAATTGCGGGCGAGATGCACTATACTTCCCGCTGGGTGCATATTCTCCATTCCAAAGCGCTCACTGCTGTGGATAAGATTCTTGCAGGGAAATGAAATCACGTAAAAAGACTTCACTATAATTCTCTTGAGTTCCGGTGTTGACATGGTAAAATGGTGTCATGAAAAGTATGCTTAAAGGCTCGACCTCCAATGGGAGCAATCCCGGCGGAGGTTTTTTCATGCCGCAATGGAGGTGAAGCGATGCCGAGAAAGCCGAAACGTCCCTGCCGCATGACGGGCTGCCCGAACCTGACGGATCGAAAAAGCTGTTACTGTGAGGCCCACGAGAAAGTCGTGCAGCGACATTACGAGCATTTTTCCCGTGGCTACGATCAGCACGAGAGGTACGGCGGAGCATGGCGCAGGATTCGTGATCGACACTTGGCGGGGGATCCGTTCTGCGAGCAATGCAAAGAGCAGGGCAGATACGTTCTCGCGGCACTCGTGCATCATATTCGACCTCTCGCCGACGGCGGCACGCACGATGAGAGCAACTTGATGTCGCTCTGCGTATCCTGTCATGAGCGGATTCATCAGCGCGGCAGAGGCGACCACTAGCCCCCTAGGGGGCGGTCAAGTCTCTAAAACCGCGCCGTTACTGGACCGGGGAGGGGGCGCACGCACAAAAACGTCGGTTCAAACGGGGTATTAAAGGAAGGGGGCGGGAAGATGGCGCGTGACGGTACAAATCGCGGCGGACGGCGCATCCGGGCGGGAGACAAACCCGAAGCACTCGCAGATAAAATCGCGGGCGGGCGCACAGCACACATGATGGAGTTCCCGATGATGGAACTGGGCGGCACAGACCTTGTGGATGCCGCCGACCTCTACGGCGAGGAGATGCCGAATCCGAGCGAGTACCTGTCGGCGCGTCAGCGGAATGGAAAGCCGCTCGGTGCAGACGAGATTTTCCGCGAGACGTGGCTGTGGCTCAAGGAGCGCGGCTGTGAGCGTCTCGTGAATCCTCGCCTCATTGAAAGCTACGCGCAGGCATTTGCCCGCTTCATCCAGTGTGAGGAAGCAATGAGTCAATACGGGCTCATTGGCAAGCATCCGACGACAGGTGGAGCGATTGCAAGCCCCTTTGTTCAAATGGGACAGGCGTTTCAGAAGCAGTCCAATCTGCTCTGGTATGAGATATTTGACATCGTAAAGCAGAACTGCACCACCACATTCAGCGGATCGCCGCAGGAGGATCGGATGGAGCGGCTGTTGCGCTCGAGGAAGTAAGGAGGGAAGTCATTTGAACAAAACAACATCGGAGATGAAGCTCGTTCCAATTGAGAGACTCGTTCCGTATGCCAACAACGCACGGACGCATTCGCCGGAGCAGATCAACAAGCTGCGCGGCAGTCTGCGTGAGTTTGGATTCGTCAGTCCCGTCATCATTGACAAGGACTACGGCATCCTCGCAGGACATGGGCGCGTTATGGCCGCACGGGCAGAGAACATCGAGCAAGTTCCGTGCGTATTCGTCGACCATCTGACCGAGGCGCAGAAGAAGGCATACATCCTCGCAGACAACCGTTTTGCACTAGATGCAGGATGGGATGAAGATATGCTGCGCGTTGAGATGGAAGCGTTGCAGGGGATGGACTTCGACATCTCACTCACGGGCTTTGACGAATTCGAGATTGCCGACCTGCTCTCACTGGATGACGGTGAAGCACAGGAAGATGACTTCGATGTGGATGCAGAACTGGAAAAGCCGTGTATCGCTCGGTTGGGCGATGTCTGGCATCTCGGCAAGCACCGTGTCATCTGCGGAGATTCCACTCTGCCGGGGACATACGAGCGACTGCTCGGTAGTGAGAAGGTCAATCTCGTCTGCACGGACCCGCCGTATTTTGTGGCTCTGGAAAGTTCCTCCGGGAAGATCAAGAACGACGATCTGAATGACAAGGACGCCTACGAGTTCCTCAAATCTGCCTTTATCGCCTTTCACTCGGCGATGGCGACGGACGCATCCATCTACGTTTTCTACGCAACAGCAAAAGCCCGCATCTTTCATGACGCTTATGAGGATGCGGGCTTTAAAGTTGGTGCGGGACTCGTTTGGAAGAAAGACCGCCTTGTCCTCACACGGACGGACTGGAAATACATCCACGAGCCAATCATCTGGGGATGGAGGAAGGACGGACGGCATAGGTGGTACGGCGATCAGAAGCAGACCACTGTCTTTGCATTCGATCGCATCAAGGACTCGAAGAAGGACGGATGCGGACATCCGTCCTCGAAGCCCGTTCCGCTCATCGCGTATCTCGTCAAGCAGTGTACACAGACGAATGGTATCGTTCTCGACGGATTCCTTGGTTCGGCATCGACACTGATTGCCTGTGAGCAGTTGAACCGTATCTGCTACGGCGTGGAACTTGAGCCGAAATTCGTGGATGTCGCTGTCGAGCGATACATTCAGAGCAAAGGCGGGAATGCCGAGGATGTGTTTTTGGAACGTGACGGTGAGCGCATTCCGTATGCGGATGTGTTAAAAGCGAAGGAGGAATCGTGATGCGTGTGTTTTTGAATCCGGGTCATGCACCGAACGGGAATCCAGATCCCGGTGCGTTTGGGTATGGGCTGCGAGAGTGTGATGTGGCAAAGAACGTCGCTGACCTTGTTGCGGGCTATCTGAGTGCCGCAGGTGTCGAGGTGGTCGGCAACTTGCAGTCCGATAGTCTGCATGAGGTCGTATCGGCCTCCAACCGTGTGGATGCCGATGTGTTTGTCTCCATTCACTGCAACGCCTGTAACGGCACGGCAAACGGAACGGAGGTCTGGCACTACTACGGAAGCGGAGAGGGAGAGAAACTGGCACAGTGCATCCAGAATCAGATTGTGGATGCACTCGGAACCGTGGATCGCGGCGTGAAGGGGGCAAAGCCCGGTGTCAACGGTCTGTACGTTCTGAGCAACACCGATGCGGTCGCTGTGCTCGTGGAACTTGCGTTTATCGACCATGCGGGTGACGCAGAGCTTCTGCGTTCGCAGCAGGATGAATTTGCCCGCGCCATTGCGCGTGGGGTAACGGACTATGAAGGAGAGTGTTGAAGATGAAACTGGAACACATTCAAAACGAACTGAAGAATCATGTGGGAGATTTCGTGCGGACGGAGGCGAAGGAAGCGACCGTCCTATGGCTGCATGAGAAGGGGCTTCCTGCGGCGCGTGAAGTGTCGGCGGCGTATACGGCGGCACTGAAAGAGAGTGCCGAGAAGGAGTCAGGATGGTGCAGATTCCGTGACCGCATCTTCCTGCCGCTTGTCATTGACGGGGCGATCTGGATGACGGGCAAGATGCTCGAGCGGATGACTGCTCCTCATTCTGTGAAATGATAATACTCTGTGGTTTATCTCACTGAGGCTATGGTGTATACAACACAATCCGCTTGCTAATTCTTCCCATACGAGTGATGAATGTAATGACCAAAGTTCATAAAGGAGGTTTTCAAAATGAAGGTCAATTACAACATCCAGAAGGAAGAGCGCAAGGCGATGGTCGGGATCGTCGGCAAGGTGCTTGAGACGAAGCCCACATACTGCGGCGCACCGAGCTTTTCCTACAAGGTCGGTGCGTTCGAAATCACGAAGGACGGCATCCTTTGCTTCGATGATGCCGCAGACGAAGCGACTGTTACGCGTGTGCGCACGGCACTACGCGAGGCAGGTTTCACGTCCGAGGATGGGGAGAACGAGGCTTTCTGCGGGGACACAGGGGCGAATGAGCCGAGCCGACCGGAAGCGGCGGTGGAAGAGCCTAGCGAAGTTGATCCGGCAGAGGATAAGCTGACACCAACAGAAACGCCGGCAGAAGTTACTGCGATGGAGGAAGCTGTCGTTGCAGCAACCGATGAGGACAACCTTTCCATCAGTCTCCCACGCAGCCTTTTCACCGAGACGGCACTGAAGAATCTGGACGCACTCCTTCGGAGCAAGGGGCGGCTGATTCGCCACGCCTTTGACATCAAAGAGGCAACCTACACACTCATCGATGACCGCATCACCTTTGCATGGCTACACGGCACAATCACCGACGAGACGGCAAAGGCATACGCCGAGTTTATCAGTAAGCTCTGCGAGATGGCACGGACGCAGAAGCGCGTCACGGCAAAGGAGAAGATCGTGGACAACGAGAAATACGCATTCCGCTGTTTCCTCCTGCGCCTCGGCATGATCGGCAGCGCCTACAAGGAGAGCCGCAAGATCCTCCTGCAGAACCTCATCGGCAGCAGCGCGTTCAAGAGCGGACATCGGAAGGAGGCTGAAGATCATGCGGTTTCCGAGTAGAGAGCAGATTGCCGCACTTCGAGAGCGGTACCCGCACGGGACGAGAGTGGAACTCCTCTCGATGGACGATCCGCAAGCCCCGCCGACGGGGACGAGGGGCGAGGTCATGGGCGTCGATGACGCGGGACAGCTTCTCGTTCGGTGGGAGACAGGATCGTCACTGAGCCTGATCCCCGGTGTGGACTCTTTCCACATCGTGCAGAAAGGCGACAGATCATGAACGAGAAGGTTGTTTCCCAGATCATGGACATCCGCAACTCCGGGCGGGTGAATATGTTCGACGTCCCCAGAGTTCAGCGGATGGCGTTCGAGATGGGGTTCTACGAACTGGTCTGCTTCATCGAGGAAGACCGTGCGACGTATGTACGATTTATCCTCACGGGTGAAAAATAGCTTACGATTCTAGGGATTTAGCACAGCCTTTCGGGGCTGTGTTTCTCTCGAAAAATAAGTGTAGTTTATTCAAAATACGACTTGCTATATTCTGCGTTTAGAGGCATATATGTACATGACCAAAGGGAACAACCTACACACAGAAAGCGAGGAACACAAAATGAGAAACGCAGAAGCAAGATGGCCGAAGACCACCACGATGGAGCACCTCGATGAGATGCGGTTCGGAACGAGCGGCGCGATCCTTCGCTACGGCGAGCAGATCCTTGTCGTCGGGATGGAATGCTGGGGCTTCCACGCAGCCGTCTACGAGATGGTCGAAACGCCAGAGGAGACAGGCTTCGCGGACATTGAATGCCGCTTGAACCTTGTCGAAGCCGCCACCGAGCTTTTCGAGGACGGCGGTCACGCGATGGCTTGGTGCATGAAGCGCATCTAAGCCACGCCGAACAACAAAACAGCCCTTCGGGGCTGCTTCTCGTTTCTGTGTTTTTGAGTCGCTGACGGCGGCTCTTTTTTGATGGGGGTGATTGCTTGCGGAAACTGACGGACTACAAGCCGACAAAGTTCATGGCAGAGGAATCGCACTATGACAAAGCCGCTGCGGACTATGCTGTGGGCTTTATCGAGTGCCTGTGCCATACGAAGGGGACGTGGGCAGGAAAGCCCTTCGAACTCATCGACTGGCAGGAGCGCATTATCCGAGACATTTTCGGAATTTTGAAGCCGAGCGGGTATCGCCAGTTCAACACGGCGTATGTTGAGATTCCCAAGAAACAGGGAAAACAGTTGGCACTCAATACGAAAATCCCGACACCGAACGGATTCACTACAATGGGTGATATTCGTGTGGGAGATACCGTTTTTGACGAAAACGGACAGCCCTGCCGAGTTGTCGCCAAGAGCGATGTGGATGATACGGAGCAAGCCTATCGATTGACCTTCCGCGACGGATCGTCCATCGTGGCAGGGGAGCGGCATCTCTGGAATGTGGATTACATCATCGGTGAGCCGCGCTCCGTACTTTGGACAACGGGCGAAATCTACCGTCGGACGATGGAATATCGCGAGCGATATAGGGGGAATGCAAAAGATGTGCATCGCTCTGTTATCCGTATCCCTGCGGCAAAGACGCTGCAGATCGAGAAAAGAAACCTGCCCGTCACTCGCTCCTGTTTTCATTATCTGGCAGACATTGTGCCGCTCTCAGAGAGAGTCCCCATGCAGTGCATTCAAGTGGACAGCAGAAGCCATTGTTATCTGGTAGGGGAATCCTTCGTTCCAACGCACAACAGCGAACTTGCCGCCGCCGTTGCACTTCTTCTTTGCTGCGGCGATGGGGAGGAGCGTGCCGAGGTGTATGGCTGTGCTGCTGATCGTCAGCAAGCAAGCATCGTATTCGAGGTCGCAGCAGATATGGTGCGGATGTGTCCCGCACTCGGCAAGCGGGTGAAGATCCTCGCCTCCCAGAAGCGGATGGTGTATCTGCCGACGAACAGCTTCTATCAGGTGCTTTCGGCAGAGGCGTACTCGAAACACGGCTTCAATATACACGGGGTTGTGTTTGACGAGCTGCATACACAGCCGAACCGCAAGCTCTTTGACGTTATGACGAAAGGCTCCGGCGATGCGCGTATGCAGCCGCTCTACTTCCTCATCACTACGGCGGGGACGGATACGCAGTCCATCTGCTACGAGACACACCAGAAAGCAAAGGATATTCTCGAAGGGCGAAAGATTGATCCGACCTTCTATCCCGTGATCTACGGAGCGAAGGAGGATGAGGATTGGACAGACCCGGAGGTCTGGAAACGATCGAATCCGTCGCTCGGGATTACAGTCGGCATCGACAAGGTACAGGCAGCCTGTGACTCTGCACGGCAGAATCCCGCCGAGGAGAACAGCTTCCGTCAGCTGCGTTTGAATCAGTGGGTGAAGCAGTCTGTACGGTGGATGCCGATGGATAAGTGGGATGCGTGCGCCACACCTGTGGATGCCGAGTCCTTGGAGGGGCGCGTCTGCTACGGCGGTCTTGACCTTTCCTCCACGATGGATATTACGGCATTTGTTCTTGTATTCCCTCCGACGGAGGAAAATGAGCCGTTTGCCGTGCTTCCGTATTTCTGGATTCCCGAGGAGAACATTGACCTGCGTGTGCGGCGTGATCATGTGCCGTATGACGTGTGGGAGAGGCAAGGTTTCCTGCAAACGACAGAGGGAAATGTGGTTCACTACGGATTCATCGAGATGTTCATCGAGAAACTGGGTGAGAAGTACAATATCCGCGAGATTGCCTTCGACCGATGGGGCGCGGTGCAGATGGTGCAGAACCTTGAGGGCATGGGATTCATCGTTGTTCCATTCGGGCAGGGCTTCAAGGATATGAGCCCGCCGACCAAGGAACTGATGAAGCTGACCTTGGAAAAGACAATAGCGCACGGCGGGCATCCCGTCATGCGCTGGATGGCAGACAACATCTTCATTCGCACCGACCCTGCGGGGAACATCAAGGCAGATAAGGAGAAATCTATGGAGAAGATCGACGGTGTGATCGCACTTATCATGGCACTGGATCGTGCGATCCGTTGCGGGAATGATACGTCGGAATCGGTGTATGAGAGCCGTGGTGTGTGGGTGTTTTAGGGCGATCGTATACACTCTTTATCTTCACATATGGCCTTGCTATTTTGCCGATAGTACGGGAATATACACATACCGAAAGGGAAAACCGAAGAACCAAGAAACGGAGGAAAAGAAAATGACGAAGAAGGAAATTGCCGAGATCATCGAGAGCAAGGCCGCCGCATACGGATTCGCGATGCAGGAAAACACGATGGGCTGGGCGAACGAAAGCGACCGCGACACCTGCATCCGCATCGAGATTCGCAAAGAAACGGATTACGAGAAGACGGATTGGGAAGCCCGCAAGGTTTTCCGAGACATCAAAGCCAATGCCAGCATTTGCCAGATGGGTGGAAATCCCACGCCGGAGGAGCTTTTGAAAGCCGCCGACGAGATTGCGCGGGGCGCGAAATTCACAGCCGACATCAACAGCATGGGGCTTTCCTGCATCGAAAACTTCTAAACCGAAATGAGGGAGTGCCGCTCGGAAGGGCGGTGCTCTTACTCTCATCATCTTCTGTGGCGAGATTTTTTACATGCCGTTTTGGAAATGGAGGATTCCATGAACCTATTTAGCAAACTCTTCCGTTCGCGGGACAAGCCTACGAATCATCTTGGCGGCTTGTCCTTTTTGTTTGGGCAGACGGCGGCGGGCAAGGCAGTCAACGAACGGACGGCAATGCAGACGACGGCAGTATACGCCTGTGTCCGCATCCTCGCTGAATCCATCGCGGGACTGCCGCTCCACGTATATAAATATAAAGGGCAGGGCAAAGAGCGCGTGCCGGAACATCCGCTGTACTTCCTGCTCCACGATGCACCGAATCCCGAGATGACCTCCTTTATATTTCGCGAAACATTGATGAGTCACCTTCTTTTGTGGGGAAATGCCTATGCACAAATTTTGCGGGATGGCAGGGGGTGTGTTCTCGGACTCTATCCGCTGCTCCCGGACAAGATGGAGGTCAGCCGTGACAGCCACACGGGGGAACTCTACTACACCTATATGCGAAGCACGGAGGAGAATCCGAATTTTGCGGACAAGGGGCAGATTCGTCTGCGACGTGAGGATGTGCTGCATATTCCGGGACTCGGCTTTGACGGACTTGTCGGCTATAGCCCAATCGCTATGGCAAAGAACGCCATCGGCATCGCTCTTGCAACGGAAGAGTATGGCGCGGCATTCTTCAAGAATGGAGCGCGTCCGGGTGGCGTACTCGAACATCCGGGGGTGCTCAAAGACCCGTCAAAGCTGCGAGAGAGTTGGCACGCCGTCTACGGCGGTACGATGAACACGGGCAGGATCGCCGTCCTCGAGGAGGGCGTGAAGTATCAGCAGATTGCCATACCGCCCGAGGAGGCGCAGTTCCTTGAAACGAGGAAGTTCCAGATTGACGAGATTGCACGGCTCTACCGTGTACCGCCGCATATGGTCGGAGACTTGGAGAAATCCTCGTTTTCGAACATCGAGCAGCAGTCCTTGGAGTTCGTCAAATACACCTTGAATCCGTGGGTAATGCGATGGGAGCAGTCGCTTCAAAAAGCATTGCTGACGGAGAAGGAGCGGAAGGATTACTTCATTCGTTTCAATGTGGATGGGTTGCTGCGCGGGGATTACAAGAGCCGTATGGAAGGCTATGCCATCGGGCGGCAGAACGGATGGCTCTCGGCGAACGACATCCGCAGTCTTGAGGACATGAACCCCATCGAAGCGGACGAGGGTGGCGATCTCTATCTCATCAACGGGAATATGACGAAACTGAGGGACGCAGGGTTGTTTGCCGCTAGGCAGAAGGGAGTAAGTGATGAAACGTAAATTTTGGAACTGGGTACGGAACGAAGGAGAGAAGCGAATCTTGCTTCTTGATGGTGAAATCTCGGACGAAACGTGGTGGGGCGATGAAGTCACACCTCAGATGTTCCGCTCCGAGCTTCACGCTGCCGAGGGAGATGTTGACCTTTGGATCAACTCACCGGGCGGGGATTGTTATGCGGCAGCACAGATCTACAATATGCTCATGGAGTATAAGGGGAATGTCGCCGTCAAGATTGACGGGATTGCCGCCTCTGCTGCTTCCGTCGTTGCGATGGCAGGATCAACGGTTGAGATGTCGCCCGTAGCCACCATTATGATTCACAATCCGATGACCGTTTCCATCGGAGACACACATGAGATGGAGCGGACAATCACGTTCCTCTCTGAAATCAAGGAGAGTATCATCAACGCCTACGAACTCAAGACGGGACTTTCCCGTGCAAAGATTTCACGGCTGATGGATGCCGAGACGTGGATGAATGCAAAGAAAGCAGTGGAACTTGGATTTGCAGATGCCGTTCTCTATGCGGACGCACAGCGCCCTGTGACCGATACGGCAGACGGGCTGATCTTCTCCCGTGCCGCCGTCACGAACTCTCTGCTCTCGAAATTCGGGCAGGGAACACCATCAAACAATGTCGATGTAGAGCCTCTGAAAAGACGGCTCTTTTCTATTTCACACTAACGGAGGGAAAAAGATCATGGATAAGATCATGGCAATGCGCGAGAAGCGTGCAGAAATGTGGGAACAGGCAAAGCAGTTTCTGGATTCTCACGAAAAGGACGGGCATCTCACAGCCGAAGATGCCAAGGCGTATGAGCAGATGGAGAACGAGGTGCTTGCGCTCGGGAAGGACATCGAGCGCATGGAACGTCAGGCGATTCTCGACGCGCAGCTCGCAAAGCCTGTGACAGCGGCGATCACCAACACTCCGGGGGCAGGATTGTCTTCTGAAAAGACGGGACGTGCAAGCGAGGCATACCGTGCGGCAATGCTCAAGGCACTGCGTACGAATTTCCGGCAGGTGGAGAACGTCCTGCAGGAAGGCGTGGATGCAAACGGCGGCTATCTCGTACCCGAGGAATACGATCAGCGTCTCATTGACGTTCTGAATGAGGAGAACGTCCTGCGCCCGCTTGCGACGGTAATCACCACGAGCGGGGAGCATAAGATCAACATTGCCGCCACAAAGCCCGCCGCATCGTGGGTTGAGGAGGGCGCACCTCTGACTTTCGGTGAGGCGACCTTCGACCAGATCGTCCTCGACGCGCACAAGCTCCACGTTGCGGTCAAGGTGACGGAGGAGCTGCTCTATGACAACGCCTTCAAGCTTGAAAACTATCTCATCGAACAGTTCGGCAAAGCACTCGGCAACGCCGAGGAGGACGCGTTCCTGAATGGCGACGGGACGCACAAGCCGAAGGGACTCCTTGCCTCCGCAAAGACATCCGTCACCACAGCGGCGGCAGACCTCAAAGCGGATGAACTTGTGACACTCGTCTACAGCCTCAAGCGTCCCTACCGCAAGAATGCGGCGTTCATCGTCAACGACCAGACGCTTGCAAGCATCCGCAAACTCAAGGATGCCAACGGAGCGTATTTCTGGCAGCCATCCTACCAGATGGGCGAACCGGACCGTCTGCTCGGCTATCCCGTGTACTCTTCGGCATATATGCCTGCTGTCGAGGCGGGCAAGACTGTCATCGCATTCGGAGACTACTCCTACTACAACATCGGCGACCGTGGGACACGTTCCCTGCAGGAACTCAAGGAGCTGTTTGCAGGCAACGGCATGGTCGGCTACGTCATGAAGGAGCGCGTGGACGGCAAACTCGTTCTTGAGGAAGCCGTGCAGACGCTCAAGATGAAGGGTTGATGTATGGAATCCCTGATAAATTCAGCAACAATTTGACGGAATTTCGTTTTTGCGGCAAAGAGGGGAGGTGGTTCTATGCTTGTGCCGCTTGCAGCAGTCAAGCAGTATCTTAGGATTGACGGCGATGAGGAAGATGATCTCCTCACACACTTTACGGAGACAGCAGAACAGATTTGTACTGCATTACTGCGCGTGAAGAAACTGTCCAAGGTCGAAGATCAGGCGATTGTGCGCGTTGCAATCCTCTATGCCGTATCCTATCTCTATGAACACAGAGAGGAAGCGGATCACAGAGGGCTTGCGCTGACACTGCGCTCTCTGCTCTTCGGTGTGCGGAAGGAGGTCTTTTAGGTGAGAGTGTCGATGAGTGAACTGCGTCATCGAATCTCCATCCTGCGCCCTGTGACAGATACGGATGATGAGGGGAATATCTGCTCCTCTTCTGTGCAGGAGATTTCAAAGGCCTGGGCACTCGTTCTGCCCTTTGCGGAAAAAATCTCCGATGGCTATGCGGAGAAGGTGCAGGAGGTGGATTACCGCATTGTGATCCGCTACCGCACGGATGTCCGAGTGACGGATCGTATCCATTGGGATGATAAAACGCTCATACCTATCGCGCCGCCGTATCCGCTTGGTGGAAAGAAACGGTGGCTTGTCATAGAATGCAGGGAGTTGGTGGAAGATGGCTAGATACCGAGGATTCGTCTCTGCCGAGAAGATATTGTCCGAGCTTGGCGCAGAGGCGACGGCTGCAGCAAAGGCAGCACTCGCACATGGCGCGGATGATGTGGTCGCGGAGGCAAAGAACCGCTGTCCCGTCTATACGGGAACAGATAAGCGCGTGGTCAAAGGTGCGCTGCGCGACTCCATCCATAAGCGACTGCGACGCAAGGATGGCTCTGTTTGGAGGATCGCAGCAGATGCGGAATCCAGTGACGGCGTATTCTACGGTACACTCGTTGAGTTCAGCCCACGCATCAACCGTCCGTTTCTCTATCCCGCGCTTGATGCCAAGAAGGACGGGATCCGTTCTGCTATCGTCGATGCCGTAAGGTCTGCCATTCGGAGGAGGGGGAAATGAGTACGGCACGGATGGTGTATCAGGCACTTGTGCGCTCGAAGGAGCTGACACAGCTTCTCGCACACGGGAAGAAGGGCATCTACCACGGACGCAGCCCCGATGCTGGGACATATCCGATCATCGTCTATTCGGTGATCTCCGATGTCCCAGCACTCTCGGCAGACGGCACGGAACTGGAGCGGCGCGTGACAGTGCGTATCCACATTCTGACAAAGGATGGACGCTTTCCGGAGATTCATAAAGCCGTGCAGAATGTGCTTCTGCCGCTCGGATTTGTCCGTGCGCAGACACAGGAGCTTGTTGAGAAAGATATTTTTGTGGAAATTACGGATTACAGAACAGCAATGGAGGGAGAATAATATGCCAAGTCCAACACCAACAGGAAAGCCCGCAGGGAATCTTACGAGCGGGCAATTCATCAACATCCAGAAACTTCATATCGCAAAAATGCTCACCGACGAGTCGGGCGGCACGGCGACCTACGAGAAGCCCATCCCACTTGGGAAGCTCTTACGCAAGGTGGACATCAAGCCGCAGACGAATCAGGCGGAGCTTTTTGCCGACGGGCAGTCCGTGGATACGGTATCCAATACCGCATCTTACGACCTTACCTTCGACACTGCCGCATTGCCGCTCGAATATACGGCTTACCTTCTGGGGCACAGTATCGAGAACGGCGTGATGAAGGCGGGCAAGGACGATGTCGCTCCGTACTTCGCCGTCCTCTTCCAGTCGGATAAGAGGAACGGGAAGAAACGCTTCACTAAATTCTACAAAGTCCAATTCACGGAACCCTCCGAGAGCGGCAACTCGAAGCAGGAGAGCATTCAGTTCGACACACCGACGCTGACGGCAAAGGCGATCTACCGTCTCTCGGACGGGCTGTCCTACGCCAAGGCAGACGAAGAGGCGGCAGGCTTTGCCGCTGAGACTGGGACGAAGTGGTACGAGCAGGTCTGAGGGAGGACACGATGGAAACGCCGAAACTGCATATTGCGGGCAGGGAGATAACGCCGAACCCTCCGAAGATGAAGGTCTGGCGTGAGTTCCTTGCCTTTTTTGATGCCGACAAACAGGACATGAATCTTGAGGCCTTTTTGGACGAGCACGTCCGACTGATTGTCCTTGGATTCGGACGGGAGGAAGTGACGAAGGAAGTCATCGACGAAAACGTGGACGTTGCGGACATCGTACCGTTGACGCGCTCCCTTTTTCGATGGATTCAGTCGTTGACGTTCTCCAAACTGGTGAACCTCCCAAACGAGGAGACGGGGAAAGAGGCGTAGTTCTTTCTCCGTACCAGAATCTACTGCGCTACTACGAGCGACTGCAGTCCGCCTACGGATGGACGATGCAGGAAATCGACAGGCACGAGATTGCGTTCCTGCTCGATCAGCTTGTGGTAACGGCACTGTGCGAACAGCAGCAATGTGAACGCTTTATTGACGACGTGATGTAGGGAGGGAGATGGAGTGGCAAAGCGCGGACAGAAGATCGACGAACTCTATCTCGACATCGGTCTCAACATCGCACAGCTGCAGTTGGATTTCGACACGGCGGGGAAAACTGTCTCGGATTCCATTGCGCGGCTCAACAGCAAGGCAAACAACATCCATCTGAAATTGGATGCTGATCTTGCCAAACTCGACGGTGTGGGGACGGAACTCGACAAGATCAGGGTACGCCATCAGGCGATCAATCGCGAACTGGATATTCAGCGGCAGAAAGAACAGATTCTTGCCGCTGTCCTCCAATCCGCAAAGAAGAATGACGGCGCGGATAGTGCGTCCTATCGGCGTGCTGAAAGTAACCTGTTACGTCAGCAACGGACAGTTGCGCAGACCGAAGCCGAGGTGCGAAAGCTGAATAACCGCCTAAAAGAAAGTGCCGTTCTCTCAGGAACGCTCGGCGGGCGTATCACTGCAGGGATGACGGCGGCACAGGCAGGTGTCAAGAATCTCACGAGCGGATTCAATGTGCTGTCTGCAAAGATGGCCGCAGTTATGGCAGTTGCAGCGACGGGTGCGGGGCTGTTCAATATCACGAAAGATGCGATGCTTGCGGGCGAGAATGTCTATAAGCTGACGCAGAGGCTTCACGTCTCTGCGGGTGAGGCGGCGACGCTCAATCGGGTGTTTCAGCTTGCGGATACGGATATCAAGAGCGTCATACCTCTGATCGCACGTCTCGACAAGCAGGTATCTGCAGCGGGCAATTCTGGCAATGACACGTCTCGCGCACTCTCACGCTTCGGCATCGTACTCAAGGATCAGCAGGGCAATCTCCTGCCGCTCAATGAGCAGCTGGCGCAGCTTGCCAAGGGATACAAGACGGCAAGCGAAGCAGGAATGGAGGAAGCATATACCGCCGAAGTCCTCGGTGTGCGTGGTGCGGCGCTTATCCCGATTCTCGAACAGTATGACGATTTAATGACGATTTCCTCTCGCGTCAAGACCACGGGACTGCTCGACCCCGAACAGGCGCATGAGACATACCTCAAATGGCGCGAAATGGAGATGGAAGCAGGGCAGCTGAAACTTGCTCTCGGTGCGGCACTCCTTCCTGCCGCCGAGGAGCTGATGCCGGAGATCAACGATGGGTTTGAATCTCTGGTTGAAACGATTCGGGACAACAAGGACGAAATCAAGGATGCCGTCCTCGGATGGGGCGAAGCACTCAAGACCGTCGCGGAGCTTGCAGGTTTTGTCGGGGAGCAAATTCATAAGGTCAATGAACACGCCGAGGCGAACAGCTGGCTTGTGAAAAATCACCCCGTGGCATCTCCGCTGATTGCTGTTCCGTTCCTCGGCGGCAGCGTTCTCGATGCTCTCTACGGGGACGAATACAAGCAATACCAAGAACAGCAGAAGATTGCCAAAGAGAAAGCAGCGGCAGAGGAGAGCGCCCGTGTCGAGGCGGAGCAGAATGCCAAGGCGCAGGAGCAGAATGCCAAAGCTGCGGCGATCCGTGCAGCTGCGGAAAAGGATGCCGCAAAGACGGTCAGCGAATCTGCAAAAGCGACCACACAGCTGACGGACAGTCTATATACACTGACACACACGGACATCCAGAACAGCCTTCACGCTCTGGATCGTGAGGCATTTCAGTTCTTTCAGAAGGGCGCAGATCCGCATCTCATTGACGAATACCGTCTTGCGAAGGAAGCAAAGATTTACGCTGACTTTCAGCGCGACGTTGTGGATAAGGCGAATGCACTCTACAAAACTGACCTGCAGAACAAGTTGGACTCCATCGCCCGTGAAGCTGATGCATTTCGTCAGAAGGGCTTGGACGAGGTACAGACGCAGAACTGGCTCAGTGAGAGCAAGGCGCGGGTAATGGAGCAGTGGGAGCGGGATGTCGCTTCTAACATCAGTGCCATCTGGAAGACCGAACTCGAAAATCGCCTTGCGGAGATTGAGCGTGAGAAGGAAGCGTGGGTGCAGAAGGGATTGGACGAGGTCGAGGCGACGCGGTGGGCAGAGAAGCAGAAACTCGATGTCAAGCGCAACGCCGCCTTGGAAGTTCTCCGCTCCCAGAAAGAGGAACTGAAGGTATTCAAGGAGTCCGGGCAGGTCGGATTGATGCAGTACCTTCGCAAAAAGAACAAGTTTACGGCAGAGGACTTGGGGCTGACACCGGAGCTTCTCCAACAGTTTCAGTCCGGGCGTAAATGGGCGATGGAGAATCTCCTGCCGAATTTTGCCCCCGAGAAGCGTGAGGACAATTCACGCATTCGTGTCAATGGACAGGAATTCTCGTATGTGCAGATGATGGCAGGATTGGGGAAACAGGCGCAGAGCATTCAAACTGCGGGGCAGGGCGCAAATGCTTCGTCGGGAGCTGCTCAGTCCGCTCCCTCCATGACGGACAATCGCCAGATTCACATACAGGTGCAAATCGAGAACGCCGTTACGGAGGACAACGAGGGAATGCGTATGCTTGCCGATCATGTCGCCGACCGCATCCGTCCTGCCGTTGAAAATGCCCTAGGGGGTGATTCCAATTCATATTCACATTGGTGAGGTACGGACATTTTCCGTTGAAAACTGGCAGACCATTCCCGACGACCGTCAACAGCTTTTGGAAATTGTCGGCGGAGCAGTCGTGCAGGATTTCGGACACATCACGGAGGGCGACCGTATTTCCTGTACAGTCACAATCACTGCTGCCGACTGGGAAAAGATCAAGGGCTACTGGGACAGCCGCACGATGGTATCTGTAACGGATGAGGGTGGGAATGTTCTGCCCTCCATGCGTGTCGTGGTGAAATCCTACGAGTATATGGCTCATTTTCCGAAGGTATATAAACTGTCTCTGGAATTTTGGAGGGTGTGACAATGGCAGAACTGCTGCATATCTATATGAACAATCCAACCGAGGGCGGCAAAGACGGGACGGAGGTCAGCTCCGGGACGGAACTAGCTCCCATCTCTGTTTTGCTCGATGCGGGCAAGGGCGAGCAGAAAGCCGTCAAATGTGCCGTGCGCTGCGAGAGTGAATTCCATATTGACGGAACACTTACAATCAAATTCGTCGGCGGCCATGCGGATAAGTGGAAGGTCGCGACGGATAACAAATACACTGCCGAAACGGCATTGGAGTCTGCCGAATGGAAAGACAGTATCTCATTATCCAATGTTGCAGACAGGAATACGATTTTCTGGGTAAAGGCAATCAGCACAGCGGACGAGAAACCGCAGCAGGATACGAGCGTGGACATTCAAGCAGAGGGGCTGCTTGTGTCGAATTGAGGAGGTTCGTATGGCGTTCAAATACATCAATCCGGGCTATGCGGAGCTGCTCTCGGCTCGTGGAGGCACGACGGTAACAGGGGAGCAGTACAGTAAGACAGGCGTATCCTTCTGGCAGCCGACTGGTGATAAAGGTCTGACGATTTCAGAATTCCCTGCAGAGCTTTACGGGAAACTGGATCTGTACTTCAAAGCACCGGAGAATGCAGACCGTGCCAAACTTACCCTTGCAATTGGAGGCTACATCATCGTTAGTGCGGAAACGTCCTGGAGCAGGTGGCGCATGAAGGGAGACAACAATAACGATACCATTGCCACTTCCGACAGCATTCGCGTAAATGCAGTCAATACCTTGTGGTTCCACGTCAAACCGGGGCAGAACAATGACGGTATCTTTCGGGCACTCCTGAACGAACGCGAGGTTTATAACAAGCAGGACTGCTCTTTTTGGTACGCCTACAGTTCCAGTGAAAAGACCATTACGGTTTACAGTAGAACAGAGGACATTCTCGTCTCGAACCTCATCCTCTCGGATGAGGAAATCAGCCCACGGGAGCAGGTTATCATGCTGCCCGTCCAAGCGACACAGACGGATATGACCGATTGCGGTGATGGAAGCTATGAGGCGACGGCTACGAATCAGGAGATTCTGCAATCTGTGGATACCGCATCACTTATTACGCAGTATGGCGCAGACTCGCGTGTGACGGGGATTTCCCTCATCGGGAATCCTGCCTACCGCACGGCAGAAGGGCTGTGTGCTTTGACGGCGATTGAAAAGAGCGGTGGGACGGTCACTGAATATGGAAGGCATATCGTCGAGCAGAATCTAACTTCCACCGTTATGGACACGCGCGCCGTCTCCATGACGATTGCGGAACTCACGGGACGGCAGTTCGGATGGAGAGCGGGAACATGAGCATCAAGCTGAAACCAAGCGTCTGCATTGCGTGGCTGCCGTTTGGCAGGATTCACCTCAAACAAATTATATATGCCACGGTGATTCCAGTATTTCGTCAGCCCGTGCAGGTGCGCGGAGATACGTCGCGCAGTCTCAACAGATCCATCGCTACGCATGCGGATACCCTGCGCGATATTCGGATCGTCAAGCAGATCAGTGTAAAGGCAGATATGTTGCGACGTATCGGTCGCTGCGATGTGGCTCTTGGAGATACAAAGCGCAGACTCATTAGGCAGTTGCGGATTCTTGCAGATACGAGAATTGAGATACCGCATACAATCAGATATGCAGAGTTTAGAGAGCGCGGCATTCGCTCGTTCTCCGTGACGCTCGGCGAACTCAGTCTCTCGGATAACATTCAACTCGAAACCGTGAATCCTCTTTCCATTGGTGCGAACGTCCAAGGTCGTGTAATGGACTACGACTTCCGCTTCCTCGTCGAGGAAACAAGTCAGCGCGGCATCGTGCAGTCTGTCAAGGGAACGTACAGTAAGGACACGCTTCTCTACACCCCCATCCATATCTATGTGGAGCGGGCGAAGGTGTCGCGCTATGCGGCGGAGATTGCATCGGCACTCGGGCTTCAGCTTCATCGTCTGACGGACGACTTTACACCGTCGCAGAACTTTGAGGGCAGCGGTATGACCTACCATGACTTCATCTCCTCTCTCTTTGGATGGACGGCAAAACTCCCGCAGCGTCAGATCAACGTCTTTATTCGCGGTGATACGCTCCACATCATTCAGCGCGGCATGGAGGAGTCTGTCATTGACATTACGAACTGGCCGCACGCACAGCCGACCGTAGAGCGGAAGCTCCTGCGCTCCGTCTGGCACAGCTCTCACAACGATTCCACCGGAGCGCACAACGAGGAGGACACGTCTCCCGTTCCTTTTACGGGCACGATTTCCTTCAAAGAGATCAGCCGCACTTACTCCAACGGTTTTCTTGTCCGTGAGACGAACGAAAACGGCTACAGTACCTATTCCTATGACGGGGAGTATCTCGCCGAAAAGCGCACGCACAACACGGACGGCTCGACCAGCCGCACGGATTATGCATACGCCTCCACAGGTCGCGACGTTTACCTCTTCAAGGAGTGGGAACGTACCACCGAGGCGGTCAATGATGGGAAGAAGCACAATGAATATGACTGGGAGGACTGGAACAGAGAAAAGGGAACGGAACGCATCACCTACCACGCGCCGCTCGGCTATGGATGGTATGCGACCACCGTCTATGTGGACGGCGTATTGGAGGGCAGCAGCTTGTCGCAGGGAAAGCCCGGCGGCAAGGCGAGTCAGTTCACCGTCGAGCAGTCGAATCTCAGCCTTGGTGCAAGTTACGCGAGTGACGATGCGCTTCCGTATTCTTCCCTCATCGACACGGAGTTTCCCGTTGTGGGGACGGACTATCTTCGTGCCTTGACACGAGAAATCGAGTGGCTTAACCGCAAGACGCAGGAGACGGTCACGGTGGAAATTCGCGCACGGATTCAAAACGGCGTTCCCGACATTGACCACATCGTCGATTTCACCGAGCGCATCCGTTTTGAGGGGCACGAATACTTCTTGCAGTCCAATACGGTGGAACTTACGCCGCGCCTTCTGCGGCAGACGATCAAGATGGTGAGATGGTATGGATGAATGGCGTTATGGGGCTCGCAGCGGCGATACGGGCAGGGATAAAGAACTCGAAGGTGGTTGAGTCACAGGCTCAGCGCGGAAGGATTCAGAATGGACGTGTTCATATCGGCGAGCGATCCTATCCATTTCGTGCGGCAGTGGACTGTAACACGGCAGACGGCAGTTTGGTGTGGGTACAGATTTCTAGGGGCGGTACTGCCGTAATCGTGGGAGCGTGAGACGATGCACAGGGCTAGAGTGAAAGATGTGAGCGGAAATCGGGTGCTTGCGAATGGTACGTGGCTGATCTGCATTGGAAATCGAACAGTCTATCCAGGCGAATGGATCTGGACGGACGGTCATTGCGTCTACGGGCATGAATCCGAGGGCGGCGGCAGCTACGTTCCGACGAATGATCATTCCGGCATACCTCTCCTCCAGATAAAGTGGAAGGATCAAAAAAACCAGATGCTCCATTCGTACTATGCGAAAGGAAAAATTCATCCGCTCGGCTTTTCCAAAGAGGATATATGGATGGTCAACAGCAGCCGCCACTTCGCGTATGTCTCAGGCTATGGAATGCTCGATGCCGAAATGGATGAGCGGGGAAATCTCTATACCCTCGAAGCCGTGAATGTCCTCGTGTTCCCGCTCATCGGGGCAGATCAGCGTGACAGTATTCTCTCTGTCAAACGCAACGGCGAGATCATCGCCGCATACGATCTTGTGCAGATGTTTGGTGCTCCCGCCGTATCCGGTCCCACTGACCTCTATAGCTGTCAAACAGAAGGCGGGCGGGTGGATAAAGCTGGAAACTTCAAAGTGATGATATGGCACTCCATATCAGAGCATAGGGGAGACGGAAGCCATGTCAGCACCGACCGTTATGTGTTCTTCGATGGCAGCAATCTTGAGCCTTGGATGGAGAAAACCAAAACAACGTCAAGAGACTCTGTTACAGGGGAATCCCATACTTCGGAAAGCAAATGGAGCGCACCGAATTACAGTGTCCGCTATCCAATCCATGACGGAATGTATATGCGTTTTCCCGCAAATCTGGATTACCTTATCTCCGGGAAAAAATATATTTCAAAGATTTACAGTGCAAAGGATGAACTGCTCATGGAGATTCCAACAAATCCAACGGCTCGTACCAGTCTCTGCCCTCTGGGACAGGGGAAATATCTGGTCAGCACGGGATCGCCCTTATATTTATGGAAGGACGGTCAGCTTACAGAGCTTCTGCGCGGATGCTATAACTACCGTCTGCGCAGGATGAGCAATCTCAATAAATGGAAAAAGGCAGGAGGTTTTTGATGATGGATCAGATTTTGACAATACGCCTGTATGCGGCGGGCATTGGCATCGTAGTCGGGGAGTTCCTTGGCAGCTTTGACGATCTGCTCTATGCCCTTGTCGCATTTGTGGCGACGGATTACATCACTGGTGTTCTCCGTGCGATTGTGGAAAAGAAACTGTCCAGTGCGATAGGGTTCAAGGGAATCTGCAAGAAAGTCTGCATCTTCACCCTTGTCGGCGTGGCGAATGTGTTAGATGTTCACATCATCGGAAGCGGATGCGTCCTGCGTTCTGCCGTGATCTTCTTCTACATCTCGAATGAAGGAATCTCGATCATCGAGAACGCAGCACGGATGGGGCTTCCCGTTCCACAGAAATTGCAGGACATGATGCACAGCCTCAAAGATAAATAACTGCTTTAACCTCAATGCCCGGCGGCTTACCGTCGGGTTATTTTTATGCCCGAACAGGTGACCACAAGAGCCGTTTTTGTCCGCTGCTTCATGAAGGGAGATGTTGAAATGAGCAAGGAAGAAGGCCTTCGGGAAATGACGTATCAGATGGTGATGCGTGCTTCATGGAAAATGCTGCAGAGCGGGCTTTTGTCAGAGGACGAGTATCTTGCGTTTGAAGCGAAAATGCGCGAGAAATATCGTCCCGTCATCGGACTTTTATTTTCAGATATTGACTTGCTATCGTGCGGATAGTACGGGAACATGGGAGTGGAAAGGAGGGAGCACCATGAAGATACGAAGAGTTCAACCAAGCCATATATTGCAGAAAAAGCTGCGTGTGGCTGCCTACGCCCGCGTCTCTGTGGATACGCTCCACCACTCCCTTGCGGCGCAGGTCAGTTACTACAGCAGTCTCATCCAGAAAAATCTCGCATGGGAATACGCAGGCGTGTATGCGGACGAAGGTATCACAGGGACAAGCACTACACACAGAGATGAGTTCAAGCGCCTGATCGCCGATTGCAACGCCGGAAAGATTGATCTGGTACTGGTTAAAAGCATCAGCCGTTTTGCCCGTGACACCGTAGATTGCCTTCATACCGTTCGACGGTTGAAAGAGAAGGGGATCGCCGTCCGCTTCGAGCGTGAGAACATTGATTCCATGTCCGAGGACGGAGAGCTGCTCTTGACGCTGCTCGCATCTTTTGCCCAAGAGGAGAGCAGAAGCATCGGCGACAACATTCGGTGGGGTGTGCGGAGGCGTTTTAGACAGGGGATCCCGAACGGGCATAAACCGCCTTATGGCTACACTTGGGACGGCGAGATGTTCCGCATCGTTCCTTCCGAGGGCGAGATCGTCAAGGAAATTTTCCGCAGATACCTTGCCGGAGAATCTGCCTACGCCATCGCCAATACACTTGCGGGGCGCGGAATCACAGGACGGCAGGGGAGACCAATAGAGCAGACCACGGTAAAGGACATCCTCTCCAACATCTCCTACACGGGTACGATGGCATTGCAGAAGAACTACATCACAGAAGGTCATATCCGCAAGCGGAATAAAGGAGAACTTCCCATGTATCTGGTGGAGGGGATGTTCGAGCAACTCGTGTCAAAGGTAGATTTCGACAAGGCACAGGAGATACGGAAACGGAGAGCCGCGCAGTCTAGCAATCGGAATCCTGTGCTGATGCCGTTTTCCGGAATGGTGAAATGCGGATGCTGCGGCGGCGGCTTCAGCAGAAGAACCGCCGGGAAGTACAGGCGGTGGGCATGCAACACGAGAGAGCGGAAAGGTAGGGAATCCTGTGACAGCCGTCCGATCAAAGAGGAGGAGCTTGTGGCTGCGGTCAGAGACGTCATGGAGAAGGATGATTTCGATACCGCAGAACTCAGACGAAAAGTCTCTAAGATCGTCATTCACAATGACTGTGTGGAATTTCACCTAATCAACGGTCACATAAAAAAGACTGCCCGAATATACACAGGGCAGCGCGGCAGTAATCCCTTCATGAACAAAGTGTACTGTGGCTCCTGCGGCAGCAAGTGTGAGCGTGACACTTGGACGAAGGGGATTAAGGTGTGGGCTTGCAGTCAGCCGCGCACAAAGTGCCGACTGAAACGGCTGCCCGAATCCGAACTAAAGGAAGCGGCAGAATCTTTCTTCGGTGACTGCTACGAGGGCAAGATTGTGCAGAACGTCGAGCGGATCATCATATCCGATGATGAGGTCATATTTCAACTCAAAGAAGGAGGCGCGTACCGATGGCAAAGACAGTGAGGGTCATCCCTGCAAGCCCTAAAATCTTTCGCTCTGAGGTTACGGCAGAACCAAGACGGCGCAGGACGGCAGGATATGCCAGAGTTTCGACCGATCATGAAGAACAGGCTTCCAGTTACGAAATGCAGATGGCTCATTACAAGAACTACATCGAAAGCCGTGCAGACTGGGATTTCGTCGGCATGTATTCGGACGAGGGGATCAGCGGCACCAACACAAAGAAGCGTGACGGCTTCAACCAGATGATTGAGGATGCCCTTGCCGGCAAGATCGACCTCATCATTACAAAGTCGGTCAGCCGTTTCGCAAGAAACACCGTGGACTCGCTGCAGAATGTCCGTAAGCTCAAGGAACATGGTGTAGAGATTTACTTCGAGAAGGAGAACATATGGACGTTCGACACGCGCGGAGAACTCCTTATCACGATTATGTCGAGCCTAGCGCAGGAGGAGAGCCGCAGTATCTCGGAGAACACCACATGGGGCAAGCGGAAGCAGTTCGCCGAGGGCAAAACCAGTGTGGGCTACAGTGCATTTCTCGGCTATGACAAGGATTTCAAAATCAACGAGGAACAGGCGAAAGTGGTGAAGCTCATCTACAAACTCTTCCTTGGCGGGCGATCCTTCTATGCGATTACAAAGGAACTGGAGAAGCGGGGCATCAAATCCCCGTCGGGAAAGGAAAAGTGGTACATTTCTACGGTGCGCTCCATCCTTACAAATGAGAAGTACCGTGGCGATGCACTGATCCAGAAAGAGTATACGGCAGACTTCCTCGATAAGACGCGACGGAAGAACACGGGCGAGATTCCACAGTACTATGTGGAAGAGCACCACGAGGCGATTATCCCGCCAGACTTATTCGACTTTGTGCAATTGGAGATAAAACGCAGAGAGCAGAACGGCAAGCACAGTGGTGTGAGTATCTTCGCGAACAAAATCAAATGCGGCTGCTGCGGCGGTTACTACGGTGCGAAGGTATGGCACTCCACGGACAAGTACCGCAGGGTGATCTACCGCTGCAACAAGAAATATGCCCACAAGGGCAAGCCGTGCAGTACGAGGCACTTGACGGAGGAGGAAATCAAACAGATTTTCGTGAAAGCACTGAACTCCTTGATGGAAGTCAAAGAGAACGTGATTGCAGAACTTCGCGCTCTGATTGATAGCGTTTGCCAAACAGGGGAGCTTGTCGAGGAACACGGTAGAGTAGAGCAAGAACTCACTCTTTTGACAGAACGGCTTGAAAAACTGATTCGCGAGAATGCACGCGTGGCACAGGATCAGACGACGTATCTGAAACAGGAGAATGAGATTCGCGCTCTCTATCTGGAAAAGCAGGGAGCTTTGGAGAAGCTAGACAAGCAAATTGCCGAGAGGGAGAGTAAGAGAAATATCCTAGAGGGCATGATTCAAGTGGTATGTGGTATCAACGGGGAGCAGGTTGCATTCGATGAGGAGCTATGGGGCGGGCTGCTTGATCACATCGTGGTCAAAGAGGATGGCGCGGTAGTTGTTGTTTTCAAGGGTGGGATTGAGACTGCAATTGAGGGATGA